GGGTATGCTGCGGGAGCAAAGGAAACCGGCTGTTCCGCATTGGTGCTATTGGTGCTTGTGGAAGCATCGAACGATGCAGGAGCCGACGCATAGGCGATCGGCGCCGCCGCGGCCGGCGCTGCGGGAGCAACCGGAGCCGGAGCAGTGAACAAGCTCTGCTCGGCCTGATGCAGGGCATCGAATGATTCGTCATGAGCAACGGCAGCCGGAGCAAAACGTTCGTCAGTTGCCGGGCGCTGCGTTCCGGAAGCGAACAACGGTGAGACGCCGTTCGCTTGAACGGTCACGTTCGTGGCGGTCTGGGCAGGAGCCGCAGGCTCGCCGGACACGAAATCGGCCACACGGGCATAGGATTCCAAGCGACTCAGCAACTGTACGCAGGCGTTCAGGAAGTAATCGACCTGTCGCTCGTCATAGCCTTTCTTGCCCTTGCGCTGGGTGAAGATCACATTGTTGACCGTATTCGCATTGAGATCGGCCAAAGACCGTACATCGTCTTCGGTAACGCCGTCAACGCCCAATGCGGCCGCCGCCTTGTCCACAATCTGGTCGACCAGACGATCCACCTGCTTCTTATCGTACGAAGGCTGCTTGGGCGCTCCGGACTTGAAGCGTTCGCGCTCGTTACGCTCCGCATGGTTCTGGACTTCGTGATACAGCTTCTCGGTCTTCGCCTTCCACGTCACACGCCCGTGCTGTGCGATCTCCCATGTGGTCTGCTTATCGACCACGGCACGTTCCAGACGTCCAAGCGCGGCGTCAACCTGTGCGATCACATAGCCGTTCTTGCGCAAATCAAAGGACACGTTCTGAATGTCATGCTGGGTGAGATTCATGCCCTCGCTGTCATACAAAGCATGGGCGCGCTCCAGGAAAGCGTCCACCTGAGCGGGGTCATACCCCCACTTGCGCTTGCCCGCACGTGCGATGCCCGACTTGCCGTCCCCTTCACGAAGTTCCTGCGCCATCGGCTATTCGACCTCCTGCTGGATATAAACACTCTGCCACAACTTTACGTGACTATTGAGACGCATCTGACCAAGAAAACCGAAATTCACGATTTTGTAGCAGTACTGCCGGTTTCCTTCTGCACGCATCTCATTGAGATTTCAGAACCCTTGCCGAAGACTGTCAGGGAATATCATCACAGCCTATATCCGTGGAATGAGGGGATTGCATGAAGCGATGAAAAATGAAAGTGGGCAATGAGGGACTCGAACCCCCAGCGCCCAGACCACAGGAACCGCATGATACCGCCATTTTCAGGCCACTTTCACCGTTTCCCGCGCCGCCTTGCCCACATTTTGCCCACATTCCACCGAAACCGCCGCGTCCACCATGCGTGTGACGTCCAACAGGTCGGAATCGAATAGATCCGCGTACACGTCCAGCGTCATGCTCGCGCTCGCATGGCCCAGCATCCGCTGCAAACCCTTGACGTTCGCCCCCGCGTGCACCGCTATGCTCGCCGCCGTATGCCGCAGGTCATGAGGACTCGGCCAATCGTCCGTATCCCACCCCAATCGCTTCAACGCACTCGGCCACCACGTGCGATTACCCTTCGCGGTGCTCGCCGACTGCTCACGGATGGGGCAGCCGGACGGGTCGGAGAACACGCGTTCGCCGCGCTTTCTGCGCTTGAGTATCGGGGCCAATGCGTCGGCGACGATACCCGGCATGTAGAGGGTGCGCATCTCGTATGATTTCGGCGTGCCTTCGACGGGCCTGCCGTTGACCCAGACGATGCTGCGGCATATTCGCAGAGACCTTTTCTCCAAGTTCACGTCCTCCTTGCGCAGGTCGGACGCCTCTCCCCATCTGAGACCGCAGAAGCCGAGCAGCAATACCAGGGCACGTCGTTCGTCTCCTATATTTATGGCGTTCGCGCATTCGTCGGCGAATGCCACGAGCTTCGGGATTGTGAGATAGATGCGCCGTTCCTTGCGTTTGGGCTTGCGGGGCAGTTCAAGTCCCTCGCATGGGTTCTCGGCGATGAGCTTGTCCTTCACGGCTTGTTTGAGCACGCCGTTGACGATACCCTTGGCGCGCAGCACGACGCTGGCGGAGCGACGCGAGGTGAGGTCGCTTACCCATTCCTGTAGTTCCGTCTGGCTGATCTCACCTATTCGCCGGTTCTCCCATTTGGGCTGTACGTGGGTGCGCCATGAGGCTTCCGTGCTTTCGAGCTGCGATGGTTTCCAGAACGGTTTCTTGATGGCGAGCCACTGCTCGTATAGGTCGCCGAAGCGTTTCAATCCGCCCTGCGGGTCAACATAGCTGTTGGTGGCCTTGGCGATGGTGACGTGCTCCGCCGCCCACGTCTCCGCGTCTATCTTGCGGCGGAAGCCCCTCTTGTCGGTCTGCGTTCCATCCGGCTTGCGATACCTCACGCGATAGCGTGCTTCGCCTTTTGATGTCTTGTATCTGGTGACGTTCGCCATGGCTCAGTCCTCCCCCATCTTAGAATTGGAAACATGGGAGATATTCAGGACGAGCCAAAGATGATCGGGGCAGGTCTCACGCCGACCACGGTGGCTAACAGCATCCTGCGCCGCGCATTCGGCACAGGCGAACACGTCACCCCCATGAAACTCCAGAAGCTTCTGTTTTTCGTCACATGCTTGTACCAGAGATACACGGGCCGCAGACTGCTCACCGAATCGTTCCAGCCTTGGCAGTATGGGCCCGTTTGCCGCAGCGTCTACGACGAGTTCAAAGGATTCGGTGGCAAGCCGATTAATCGGTATGCTCAGGATGCTTTGGGGAAGGTCACTGCTGTGGATGAGTCCAGCAGTCCTTCCCTGCGTAAGGCCTTGAATCTTGTATGGGAGAATATGGGAGACTTGTCCGCCGTCAAGCTTTCCCGCGTCACGCATCGTCCTAATTCCGCATGGTCTCAGGCTGTGGCCGGGCATAAGACGTTCATCAGCAATCGTGCCATGGCGGGCGATCACACTTTTGATAATTTGCTGGGGATGTGACCGATGCCTGAGGACAATGAGAATGCATCCATCCCCGATGACGCGGAAGAGGATATTCCCTTTCCCGGAGGGCCTTCTTCCGAGGATGTCTCTGAAAGCGATGGCGATGGCCACAAGACCGTTGAGAACACGCCAAAAACTCAAGGAATAGATCCAGAGAAGCAGCACAATTGGTGGACTGAGAATCTGAAGAACATCGCCGCTCTTGCCATAGTGGCTTTTTGTCTCATAATGATTGCGGCCTTTGCTGGCATACAGTTCGGCTGGCCGGGTGCTGATGGTGGTGATGCGGTAGCCAAGGCTTCTGACGTGTTCAAGCTGATTGCCACGACCGCGTTGGGTTTCCTGTTCGGTCGTAATTCCAAATAGCATTTTCGGGTATGCTTCGCCCCGTGTAGGATAGTGGGCGAAGCGTCCTCCTTTCCATTTCTCTGGTGGGATTGGGATTCTTCACACGTCCCGCTGACGCGCCAACGTCAACGGGACTTTTACTTATTTGTTGAGATTGTCGATGGCGTACTGTGCTTCCTCCGGGGTGAACTTCTCCCCGGCTGAGGAAACGAGCTGGTCGTAGATCGCAGCCGAGGACATGGACATCATTTCCTGATAGGACTTGGCCTTGGCCAACGCGTTGGCGTTGTAGTCGGCTTGCAGGTGGTCCACGGCGTATTGCGCGGCTTCGGCGGGGAACTTCTCCCCGTACTCGCTGGTCAATTGGTCGTAGATGCCCTGCTTGCTCATGTGCATCATGTCGGAATACGATTTCGCCTTGTTGAGCGCGTTCTGGTATTCGACAGGAGGCTGCGCCTGAATGCTGACCTTCGCGGTCTGTCCCTCGTATTCGATGGTGAATTCGGTGGGCGCGTTGATGTTGACGGCACCGGGGTTCTGAATCTTCCATCCGGTGACGTTCTTGGTCGTCCCATCATCGTATTTCGCGGTCACGGTGATGCCGGAGGTTTTATCGGTCACTTGTTCGCCGTCTTTGATGCTGCCGCTGTACGATGCGGTGATGCCGGTGAGTTTGGCGTCCTTTTTTGGCGTTGCCTTCTGCGTCGATTTCGGTGCCACGCTTTGTGCGGAGGAACTATCCACGGCCGAACCGCCGCCTTGCGAATTGCCGGCACCTCCTATGATGGCTATGTCGAGCACGACCACCACGACAATGATGACCCAGAACCACCATTGCTTCCAGATCGGTTTCTTAGGTTTCGGCTGTCCGGGCTGGGCGTATCCCGGTACGCCTCCTGTTGGCTGGCCAAACGTCTGGCCCGGCATTGTCTGCGCATTCTGCGGCGGCTGCGGCCCCTGAGGCTGAGCTAGCGGAATCGGTTGCATCATCGGAGCCTTATTGTTGTTACCCATTTCTTCTTCTTTCTCTAAGCTGCTACACGGTCGTGCAGCAGTGTCCTGTAATCATTGATGATGCCTGATGTGACTTCGAGTTCGTCTGCGATACGCCAGACGTTCCCGTCGTACATTCGTTCGGCCAGCGCGTATTCGGTTGGCGATATCAATAGCCGAGCCGTCTCCGCACGGGTGCGCATCTCATGCAGGCCACACCGGTCATCACCGTGGGACCAGTGGACCAGCTCATGCACGAGGGTGCATCGTTTGGCCACGTATGGGAGACGACGGTCTATGAGTATCGTGCGAGTGCGCTCGCTGTAGCAGCCCATCATGCCGTTGGGCAGGTGGTCGGCGCTGCGTATCTCTACGTCGAGTCCGGCACTGTAGACGGCCATGCGCACATGGCCATAGGTGTCTCTCAGGTTCAACGGCAACGGTCTCATGCTGGATCATCCCCGTTCCCGTATTCGATGTACTTCTCCTTGTCCGGGTCGGTGTAGGCCGCAAGCTCCATCGGGTTATCCGCCAGAATACGCTTCGTCTCCTCCACGCGACGCTCGCGCTCCTGCTCCGTTTCGATGCGCCGTGCTTCGGCGATGATCTCCCGCAACGTCTGCACCGGGTCGGCATTGCATACATCACAAATGATGAGGAATTCAGACAGTTTAACGGGAGCTTTTAATTTTTTGCGAATATCTCGAACACGGTTGTAGCCAATAGCGCTTCTAGATGCTCTATCTATTGCGGAATTATTCATACCGGCTCGATGAATCATCTTGTCTATTGCCTGCGCAGACACATCGTCAACGATGGTGCGCTCTCGCTTATCCGTATTCATACGGACAACTATAGCAGACACGCCGAGCAGTTGCTACAGAATATAGCAGGCGCTATATTTAATTTTAGATAGAGCATTTGCTATAGGAGGTGGCTGAGATGAAGCTAAATCTATCTCGATATGAGGGTAGCTCCTTTGATGCTGCCGTTGATGTGTTGGATGCCGTGGTGGATGACGTCACTCGTCTGATTGAGGATTCTCCGGATGAGCGTCTGACGCCTGAACGGCTTGCGGGATATCGCTCGCAGGCGGTTCGGGAGTTTTACGCGGCTCATGGGATTCAATCTGGGCAGGAGAATATCCCAGATACTCCAGTATCGTCGCGGAATCGGCAAGAGCCCCTAACGCGAAACCGACAGCTGCAACGCAAGGGACCACACGCTTCTGCAAAAACTCCATCACTGTTCGCTGTGATTTCTCGTCTTTGGGGGTCGCGGCGATGATATTCAACGAAGTTTGCAATCGGGTGAACGCGATGTCCAGTTTGAAGTCGCCGGTCAGCTCATACTCATCCAATGCGGTGCCGACCTCGCGGACGAGACGGGCCACGTACTCCTTGAGGTCCTTCGGCAGCGTGACGGCCTTGAGCAAGCCGGGAACGTCGGCGACAAGCTCTCGGATACTGTCTCTTCTCTCCTGCGGATATTCGGCGGCCCTCGCATCCAGCAGACGTTCCGCGGTGCGTAGCGCCATGCGATCCTCGTTCGAGATGGGAACCTTCGAATCCATCATCTCCATGCTGCGCTGGTTCCGTTCCCAGGCAACTGAGATGTTGTACCAGATGTCGGCGAGACAACGGCAGGCGAGGTCGGCATCTTCGTCTCCGGCCGCCGCAGCCGTTCTCAACGTGCTGTCCACTTCGGCCATCGCGCCCGATACATCCGGGAAACGATATGTTATGCCATCCGCCTTATTGGCCAGCAGAAAACGCTTCACATAGGTAGCCGCGTTCACCACGCCCCATACCCCCAATCATCAGTCAAAGGAATTAGCACATGTCTAACCTACCAGCAATTGAAGTCGCAAAACGGGCGACCCATGACACCCGTAACCGCGTGCTGCTGTCCAAGACCAAGATGACCAGCATCGCCGACGCCAGCAACCGCAACCGCATGACCATCGCCAAATGGCTCGACGGCGACGACATGAGCCTCGCCGCATTCGTGGCCGCACAACAGTTGTCGGGCGGAGACCCGGTCAAGACCTTGGCCGACGCGCTCGCCGACAAGGAGGCGGCGTGATGTCTGTCGAAGAGTATGGCCGTCATTTCAGCGGCTACCGGGAGCCGAAGAACGCCGAACCGTCGCGTGGTTTCACACGTCGCCTCATATTCTGGGCCCTCGTGTTCGCGGTGTGCGTCGGCTGGGTGATGTCGCACATGGGGTGCGCGCATCCCATCGAGAACGGGGTGGCCGCGCTCATGGGCTTCGGGTGCGTTCCCTTGCGGCTCCTGTGCCTCGTTTTGAGCGAGGCGGGCGTCGAATAACAGTCTTGCCGGACGGCGTGGAAAACCGG